CTCGAGCTCGACGCGTGCTTTAATAGCAGCATCAAACTTCGCGGGGTCTTTAGCCTCAGCAAGTTCTTTCTCCAGCAACTCGATCTTACCAACGGCGGCGTCCGCTCGCGCGCTCTCAGAGTCGAGTTTACCCTGTACGGTTTCACGCTCTACTTGAAGCGCGTCGGCAAGATCTTGTTCGACTTCGAACTTCTCGCCGTTGATCTTGATCTTCATTGTGGGTTTCACTCCATCAACTTTGGGTTGTGTTTCAACGGACGTCGACTCAATCTCAGTCCGCACTTGTAATGAGGCATCGAGCTTCAACGCGGCCTTTTCCAGGTCGGTTGAAGCTCTGCCCCGGTCTACTAGTGAAAGGTGATTATACCGAATGTTTTTCTGGATCCCGTCGTAGGCGATTCCGTCGGGTGTCACCCCAGGGGTCGGATCCCACTCGACAACGTAACCCGCACTCAGCTCAACTTTTCCTTCGGCGATCTTTTGTTGAGCCTGCAGTGCATCGACTTGTACGGTCGCCCGAACCCAGTTCCCGACTTGCTCAACATCTTGGCCCACCTTGCCAACTGCATATTGTTGAGTATTAGTCGAGTCCAAGAGAACGGGCGGGTGGTCGTCGGTCAGCGCTACAAGCTGCAGCGTTTCAAGACTGGCTTGATCAAAGACTTCCGACGGGGGCCTATACTCTTTGCGCTCGGTACCGTCGGGGTTCAGATAGGTAAACACGCCGGACCGTGTAAGATTGGCATCGGCGCGGACGTAACCCTGCGCCGTGGAAAACGCCCGGATTTCTGCTCTGTCAATTCGAAAGTTTTGCTTCATGGTGCCGCTCGGTCGGGGATTGGACCCAAGTCGAGCATTTAAGGTGAATTATAGCAAATGTATTTAAGACCTGTCAAGCCCTAGCGCGAGATTTTTTGGGAAGATCGGAACGGACGTGCATCGACACTGAATCGGCTCGCCTGGATTCCCATCACTCGGCGGGTTGTTGTAGTAAAATTCTCTGCCGTTGCGCAAGGCGTGGGAAGTCCTAACCCGCTCATCTTGACTCGTAACCCAAGCATATTTCTTCGCGCCGAGGTCAAGGTGCCTCGCTTTAGTGAGCGCGCCGAAGAACTTATTGCCTTGATCCCGAGCAATCAACGCGGCGTGAGACTCGGAAACCGCAACGCGCCTCAGTAATCTTTCTTGCAACGTCTCTGGACCAACTCGATCGATGAAAGCTTCTTGTACGACATCCCGCACCTTGCGCTTGGTCGTACCGCCGAGTTTCTTGATGAAGCGTACATTCCCTTGAATATATTTATCGAGTTCTTTCTGCGCACGTGGAGTCAAGCCCCCAAGATTGATCCCGAGAATCTCATTGACTTGGCGCTCAACTTGGATCCGATTGTTGGTCTCAAACACACGCCCAAGTTGTTGTGCCAGACTTTGGATCTCTCGAAGCCTTGCTTCTGATTCTGCGCTTTCTTCAAGTCTGTTCAGGAGTCGAGTCAATTCGTCGGGAAGTCGCGCGTCGGTTCGGCTGTAGATCCTACCGTAGGCGATCATGATGTCGCTGATCGCGGGGAATATAATCTTGCGTTGGTCTTGCTTAATCAGCAACTCGGCCTGATTAGCAATCGCCATCGGGAACAAGATTTTATGATTCGGGTTGATCCGCATCTTGATCTTGATCGAAATCAGTTTCTTCGCTTTGGGCTTGTCGCATCGCTTCAAACTCAGCTTCAATATCGACGCCTTGCAGAAGTGTCGTGTGTGTAGAAAATTCGTCTCCGCCAAACCGAGACTCTCGAACCTCAGCAGGAGTCACGACGCCGTTAAGCAAGTACACTTGATCGGCCTGAGCTTGCACGAGATGCGTGTCGGCTTGCGTCTTGGCATCAGGTCTATTCAATGGACGGAAACGGAAACCCCAGTCGGGAGGCTCAACACCTTTCGTCGGACCTTCCTTATCCAAAAACATGATCCGGAAAAAACGCTCTAGAATGGGTCGTAGCACGGTCTCCTGTTCGTCGCTGATCCGTTCGTGCCACTGTTGCATGTCCGATTCGCCGGTCGCGTTCAAACCCGCAGGCGATCTACCAAATAGAATCGTGACTGGAATTTCAGAGACTTCAGAAGCAAGCATCATCAAGCGATCGACAAGCTCAGGCAATCCTTGGACACTCGCCGACTTGGTCTCGAATTCTTCGTTGTCCGCGTCGAGCAAGATGGCTTGGATCACACTTCGCGCCTCATCCATTTGACTGACACGTTGCCGGAGGTAATCACCCTCTCCGCGTTGCACGGCTTCGACAAGCCCGCGCATTCGGATCACAGTCTGCACAAAGGTTTGGACGATGTTGGCAACACTGCCGAAACTTGCGGCCACGTCGGCCAAACGTTCGTGCGCGATCTCGTAGAAAGAAAGGCCCCACCCTTGGCGCTGGTCTCGGATCGTGCGCGAGGTCAAAGGGCCCGTGTAGTCAATCAATCGCGTATAATGAACCTTTTGATCGCCGGCTGTATCTTCAGAAGACGGAAGGATCGTATAGTACTCGGGTTTGTTGAAACGCGGCGAATCCGGATCACGCACATAGGACGATCTATCAACTTGCAAGCGCCAGCGATCAATCACCGTAAGATAGTTAATTGATCGTATGTTGCCCTCATTCACGGGTTGATCTGGCATGCGGCCGTCATTGATGCCCAGCAACAACACCGCGCCCCCGTACACCCTCCCCCACACTAGAAGCTCAGTCAAAGCCTTTCTAACATGCTTCGTTTCAATGTAACTCGCGCACGCTTCGGTTTGATCCTCGTCCAAGTTTGTAAAATCGACCCAGTTGCGCACCATGGCGTCCACAGGTTTGGTCACCATCTTCCGTGCAAGACTATCGCCGTCAAATAGATAGGCCTGCTCAGTCTCGGTCAGCTGAAAAGGGGCGGTAGCTTGTGCTGCAAGACGTTTATCCCGTCCGCGGATCCCCAAGCCTGTGATCTGGTTCTGAAAGGAATCAAACACTGTGCGGATGAGACTAGGCAAAATCGCTCTCCAAGTCTTCGAGTTCTTCTAAGCGGATGTGTTCTTCTTCAATCAGGCGTTGTATGCCCTCAAGCGCTTCTTCGAAAGTCTCAGCGAAAAAATAGAGGTATGGGAAAGCATCACAAACACCCTCAAAACCGTTTTCAAGCGTGTCAACTCTGATATGGGGAAAAAGCATGACTCAACTTGGCATTCTAGCACTTAGGGACAGTGTTTGTCAATAAGGTCGGTATTGATTTTTCGCAAGGGGGTTGACCAATAAAGAGTTCTGTGATCGGGATCGATGAAATTTTCGAACCGCCACTGAGCCACGTGTAACAACTCGTGAGTCAATACTGACCGAAACACACAATTCCCGTGACTTTCGGGAGTCAATGACACGTAGACCACACCCGCGCGGAACCGGAAACACCCCCCGTTACCTTCGCACGCTTTTTGTACGTCTTCGTAACGCGCAAACACGATCAACAAATCCTCGGTCAACGTCTTCGGATACATTGAGTAGAGATCGGCAACCGCACGCGTCGCAACCTCTACTTGTTCCTGCGTCGGACGGTAAGGCGCGTCATCGGCGATCAACACGCCAGCCCCGTACATCGTCAAAAAGCTGAGTGCGATCCCGTTCATCGTTCTTCATCAGGTCCTGCGTACAAAGCGAAAGCATCCCGAATACCAGCAAGACTGTAGTAGCTAAGCGTGACAGACTGATTACCTTGCTTGATCGTGATCGTAGCGTCGTCAAAATCAACTTTGGTGATGATAGTCTCTGAGGGGAGGGATATTTGAAGACGCTCGACCGAAAAAGATAGAAATTGCATTCAGTATAATCCTTTCCTAGATTTCTTGTTGGCTGCATGCCAGCGTTGAATCCTAGATTCTTCGATGGGTTGTGTCAAGGCCTTACACTCGGCCGTCAGTAACGTCTTCATGGGCACAATCGAGGGGATGATCTTGGGTTTCCATTGAAAATCTTTCGGAAGGTTCGGATCCCAGTTCGTTGCGGACCTATTTCGCAGTCGGTTCGGCCCTTTCCCCATCGCCGATGTGACATCTTGGCGATGGTTCACCAGGCTCGGATCGGTGAAGATCTGCATGCGTCCAGTAAACTTGCAAAACAACGCAATCCTTGTGTCATAGCTTTGGTAATCTTCTTTGACGTACTTGTCGCACCAAGCCACAAACTCATGAGCAAGATCGCGGGGCATACAGATCGCAGGCCCGTTCATTCGAAAATTGGTGCCAACGAAAGTCGCGCCTCGGATCTCGCCCTTCCACCCTCGGTAGAAACTCAAGATGTTGTCGGGGAAAAGATCGATCACCCGTCGAACATGATGAAGAAAGTTAGGCACCAAAAGCGTGTCCTCTTGTAAAAGCAGACAATGATCGGCCTTGTTATTCTTCCAAACCTCACGACTCGGCTTCCAAGGTCCGAGTTTTTCTTCGTCTACATGCAAGATCGCATCAGGTAGTATCTTAAGTAGATCGTGCGCGGCGTGTAAGCGTTCCGGGACCGCCGTGATATGGATCGCTAGCTCTTTTTCCATTTGTTCAATCTCCAGAATCTTCGCGCCTTAGTCTCAAAGGTGTGGCGGGCAAGCCAGCACTTAAGCGCGCGTTTTGAAGGAAAGTAACGCCAACCGCCGTTGCGCGACTTATCTTCGATCGCAATCTGTCCGTTGGGGGTTCTCCACAAGGCCGGCCCGCGTTCTTTCGCATTCGATAGCTCGGATCTCTTTGAAGGCTCGGGCATCGAGTCCGACGAAATCGTATTGCTCATGCTCAGTGTCTCCCTTGTTAGCGTGTAGCAGTTCATGTGGCAACAACGCTGCGGTTTGATCTCCGTCAATCAAAGCAAGTAGTATCACGTCACGATCCCATCTGCCTAGCGAAACACCTATGCAAGACTCTCCGGGTTCGAGACACGAGGGCAGCGAGTCGACAAACCAAACCTCGGCATCATTCGCGGGGCCGTGTTCCGATTCGTAGAGATCAACCGCAAAGTACAGCGTTTCAATCCCGTAGGGATACAACTCGGGGTTTTTAAACACCACACCCTCGAAACAGCTAGGAAGCGTTAAGGCGGCGATTGAGAGCAACAAGAAACGCATCACGATCCCCCTCCAGTTTGAAATGATCCCAAAGTTCGGCCCCTGACTCTTGCGCATTGTCGATGTCAAAAACGACGTCGGCCCTAGTTCTCTCTACGAAGTTTTCCCATTCGTAGTAAAGCACACGCGAGGCAAAATCGGCGTCATACATTTGGCGTACGACTTTCAGCGAAGCAAAGGACCTCACCAAGCTTCCACGGTAATCCCAACGTTTAGCGTGCGACACGATCACGTCTTCTGGGTTTCGTTTCAGTATAACAACCCTTTCAAACATCGACGGCGTGTAAGTCAGCCAGTAACGCGAGTTAAAGGCAATCTCATTGTAGCAGGGGTGTTTGGGCTTTTCGTGAAAGGTCGCGTAGTTGGTGCAATGTTCTTGCAACGCCGAACAAAGTGTCTTTGACCCTTGACGACCAATGCCCAAGATCCTGATCGGTTCCTTAGTTGAGTTGTCCGTCATCTTCTTTTTCATCCCGCAATGTCTTTGCAACCACCTCGGCCGCGTAGGTCTGCGCTCTCCAAAACTCCTCAAAAAAATCTAGCGCTTGCGTAATCGCTTGCTCGGGGCTGACTTCGTCTTCAATATACAATCCCTTTGCGATCTCGTAAACTTCCGTTGCCGCGTCGGCGTAGTAACGAGACCCCGCGATCCTATGAAGTCTCAGCACCCAGGCTGGAAAATCATTCACGCTCATCTCCCTTCTACGATCGTTCTCAGCCACGACGTTGCGCCCCCTTGCTCCATGATCCATTCAAGATAATGTGTTGTGTCGTCCACCATGTCATCATGAGCAGATCCCGGGAAGGTTGTCAACTCCGAAAAATATCCGCGCGTCCAACCGCACTGTTGAGGGTGCGGAACGTAGATCCGACCTTGCTCAAAAAACGGCGCGGTCGCATTGGCCCTTGCGACCTTACCTCCCGCTGCTGACCTCGGCTCGATCTTGTCTCCGTAATCTTGGCGAAGTTCAGAAATTACAGCGGGTCCGTTTGCCGCGTCTTCAATCAACACCTTGCCCGGGTTGTACTCTTCGATCAGCCGTTTCAACTCGGCTTTCGTTTCAGTGTAATCCATTTTCTTATGAACTTGATCAACGCGGAAGTGTCGGTTGTCTTTGGTACGCTTCCAGACGCCCATGCTCACGTAATCGGCGCCCGGCGTTTTCTTGAACGTCGCGTCAACCGAGATTGCACAACCTACGATCTCACGCGCCGGGTACGGAATCTGAGGTAACGAAAAGTCTTCACCCTCAGGACCTACCACGATCTCGAGTGGTGGCGCGTAAGCCTCTTTACCTTCAAACCAAAGCTTGAACCAGTACGCTTTGAACAGATCGCCGACGTCTGCAACCGGTAGCCCTTGGAACAACGCTTGCCAGTCTCGCTCACTCGCCGCTCGAATCGCTTTGAGTGCATCGACAGGGAAGCGCTCGGGCCAAAGTGCTTCGCCGATCTCACGTGTATCGAGATGGTGTCGATCGTGTTCTTTGTCGTCGCGGATCGCAGGGAAGCGGAGTGCATGCCAAGCGTCTGCATCTGAATCTTTCTCACTGAGCTCAAGCAGACGTCCCGCAAGATCGTCTGTATGCCATCGGGTCAGTGTAAGCAATACACCGATCTTGCCGCGATTGTCCGGTTGCAGTCGGGTGCGAAAGGTTGATGTATATTCGTTCCAAACTCTTCGACGATACGCGGGCGACTCGGCTTGCTCTCGGTTCTTTACAGGATCGTCGATAATCAACCGATTCGCGCCCATGCCTGTTACACCGGTGTCGATACCTGCCGCACGATAACCGCCGCCCTCTGTTGTGCGCCATTGATCCGCTCGGTTCTCGCCGCGTGCGATCTTGGTCTCAGGATAATAACCACGAAAGCGCGGGGAATTGACATATCGACGCACGTCCTGGGACATCGTCTTAGCGAGCTCGAGATTGTAACTTGCCCCGATGATCTCAAGACTCGGATCGATCGCGAGCAAGTGAGCCGGAAGCAAGCGGGAGACGCGTTGGCTTTTGCCATGTCTAGGCGGCGCAACGATGATCAAAAACCCACCGTTAACAACCCAGTCTTGGATTGCTGCGTCTAATGCGTTGTGAAACTGCGCACGAGCCAGTTTAGGATCAATGATGTCAACAAAATGATCGAAACGCTTTCGACCTAGAGCGGCGTCGATTCTATTGAGTGGAATCGTCTGCACTCTTCAGCGCTTTCATTTGAAGCTGGCGTAACTGCAGCAACTCCGCCTCGCTCAACTTGTCTAAGTCAACCTCAGTGCTCTGATCGGTATGGACGCCAAGCGTTACAGCCTCAGGAGCATCAAGGCCAAGATACTTTGACCGACGCTCCATTATTTTGAGCACGCGATCGATCGCGTTGGTGTCGCCGGCCGTTGCAGCTGTCCAGACGCCCGCTAACATGGTGTCAAGCCGATCAAGCTCCATGCGCAAAACGTCGTCGGCAATCTCAACGGTCTTTTCACGCAAAGCAGCCAGCATTTTCGTTACGTGCTTGTGCGCGGTCGACACAGAGATCCCCAGACGCTCGGCGATCTCACGGTAGTTGTAGCCTTGTTTTCGCAGATCCAAAACCTGCGGCGCAAGTTCAGCTGCCTTGACCACTTGCTGCGCTGTCTTAGACGTAGGCACGCCGAACCCCGTGATCTGGATGGTAAACGTAAATTTGATCTTGACCTTTGATGCGGAAAGGTCTCTGGCTGTCAGTGGTCACAAATTCTTTAAAAGGGTACTCGCAACAAAACCCTAACCCGACTATATCGACGCATACAATCGTATCAGGTGCAATCAAGATCCTGGTGCCCTCGGTCCACCAACTTTTCCCAACCGAAAACAAAAACGGCTGGTGCTCGGGACATCTCGGATCGTCTTGTCTACCAAAAGCATCGATAACACAAGTACAAATAGGCATTAGTGCCCACCTTTATCCGCTGTCCACCCGGCCGACGATCGGATCAAGCTCGGCACCTTGGGCTTGTGTTTGATTGCGAGTTCGTTGACACGCGTCACGATCGCTCGGGCATGGCGCATCGGTCGACAAAGTGAGTTACTGAGACCCAGTGTCTCAAAGTGCTTGATCGTCTCGACAGCCTGAGCATAGTCTTCTTTCTTGATGCGTCGCGCCTTTGCGATCTTCGCCAGTTTATCTTCAAACGAATCCACTGAGTATACCTTTCGAAAGTTTGAGGGGCCCGGGAAAAAGGAGGACACGTCTCCAAGGACAAAGAGACAAAACCCGGGCCCCTCCCCTAGTACGCGCTAGGGTTTCTCGATAATAATCACGCATTCCAGTCCGTCAAGATTGGTGACTGACCATGTGCCTTCGATCAATTCATGTCCGCCGCTGGCGTAGCCTTCGACCGTCAAATCTAAATCGGCGACCAGCGTATCATTGAAGTTGCAAAGCATGCGACTCGTAGTCCTTTGTACCGGCTCGCACTCTCCGACCTGGCACGAGGCAAGAGGTAGTAGTAAAAGCAATCTAGTCAATATCTTCATGCTGCACCCACCAGACCAGAGCTACGCCAAAACCAAGCCCCACGACCCACGGCGATTGGTGCCAGTATCCGAGACAGAGCAAGGCACCCGAGAAAGATCCTAAAGCAAAAGATCCCATTAGGTCTCCCCGAAAAAATCTAAGGTTTGCTGCGACAATGCCGACTTGACGATCTGCACCCATTCAGGCTTCGGAGGTTCGAGTGGTAGCTCGAGCTGGGCCATGAAAGCCGGGAAGCGATCAGGAGCGTCAGCAAGAATTAGTGTCTTTCGATCATCCATTTTGTCTCCTTTTTTCGGCACCATCGCCCTATCTACACATTATCAAATCGTCGCTGGGTGTCAAGCCCTCCCAAAGATCTTTACTCAAAAAACGACCGTAGGCAAAAACCGAAAAAGCGCAGTGGTAATAGGTCCTCTCGGCGTCGTGCAAAAGGACCACATCAGCCACCTTTGCTGCTGTGAGTAGGCACCTGCGTCTTAGACGCCCATCTATGATCGCCACGTCCCACCTACGGCCCATGTGCAAAGGTGCGTCTGCATAGTGCTCCCCAAGCTCGATCCAGTAGACCTCTGTGCGAGGTATCAGCAAAGCCCTTACAGCCTTAGCCCAAGCCGGATCGTGCTCAAAAGACGTCCAAGACCTAGCCAAAGGTGCAAATAAGCGCGTGGAGCCCCCTGACCCCCACTCTAAGACGCTTTGGCCTCTGATACGTACTCCGATCTGGGCCCTGTCGTAAGAAGTCATCCAGGGCGATTCTGGGACTTTTGGGAGGGACATCAGGTCCAAGCCTCACAAAAAACCACTGCTGCACCCCGGGGCCAGGTCTTAGGGATATTGTGCCGGTATCTAAAAGACTCGAAGCTTTCTCGGATCTCGGCTAGGGTCTCAGTGAGAGCGTGAGGGTCAGTAGAGGGATCACCTTCCCAAATCCGATCGCCGTCTAGGGTCATGTAGGTGTAGCCCTCACACACCACGTACCTGCCATCTTGATGCCGGACTAGTTCAAAGTAAATTTTCATACCCCAACCCTACGCTCTAAAGCCCTTTCCGTCGAGTCCAAAAGCAATGTGGCACGCCCGAAAAAAGCGTCATACCGAAAAACCCTTATGTTTCAAGGCTTTAGCCCCGAAAGTGACGCACTGACAGATGACACGGATAAGCGGGGGGGTCCTTATCTTTTATTTTTTATTTTTTATCTATCTCTATCTCTATCTCTATC